ACTCATGCCAAGCAAGGCTGGCTGGCCCCGGCACCCACAAGCAAGGGCTAAGTCACACGGCCTGCCCCTAGGGGCAGGCCACCAACCCTTAGGGAGATTCGTTTCCATAACTGTCGTCGTCGGTGTTGCTTATATGTTACACTCTATGATTAGTGCTTTCTTTGCATCACTTGCGTTGCTCTAGGGCAACACCCCGCCCCGAGCACGCGGCTCGGCGCGGAGGCCCCACGGCCCGCCCTCCCCCCACCCCACTTACCGAACAACCTAGACCCTACTACGAAAAACCAAAAATAAATCCAGACACTAAAGGACCATCGTGATCATGATAACAGAAAACCACGACCACGAAGAGATCCTTGCCCAATATTACAAGTATCAAGGTAGGAAGAAAGTACATTGCTGTCCTAACAACGAAGGAATGGCGATCCACGAAGACTCCCCTGAATTTGAGGCTTGTCACTGCCCCGAGCACAATGCAGGATGATGACCAATGAAACGGCGTCGTGCGTGCGCCCTCTTTGGGACCATCAATAATGACCGACCCTGACCCCAACGTTCTCACCTTTCCAGGACCACTGAGCAAGAAGGAAGCTCATGAGGGAATAAAGCAAGAAGGCTGGGAAAGCGGTGTGATCTTGACAGTGAGTAAAGACGATATTGATATCGTAATATTTGGAAGCCCAACGAGTGCAGAATTATTGTGGTTATCAGAGCAACTCCGAATGAAGGCGTTGTATCATGGTGACTAAATTTCCTGACAATATCATTTGGAGGCCGATGCCGGGAAGTCAGGAGGCTTTCATGGCGTCAACTCCTATTTTCGAAGTTCTTTACGAGGGGACACGCGGCGGTGGCAAGACAGATTGTCTACTTATGTCGTTTACGATGCACGTTGGAAAAGGATTTGGTGCCGCATGGAAAGGAATTCTGTTCCGGCAGACTTACAAGCAGCTTGGTGATGTCATTTCGAAAACACAGAAGTGGTTCCCGCAAATTTGGCCCACGGCGAAGTTCAACCAGTCAGACTCCAGCTGGACGTGGCCTTCTGGAGAAAAGCTGCTCCTCCGTCAGTTCATGAAAGTGGACGATTACTGGAACTATCACGGACACGAGTATCCCTGGATCGGTTGGGAAGAACTCTGTAACTGGCCCAATGACGAGGGCTACAAACGGATGATGTCTTGCTGTCGTTCTAGTCAGAAAGGTATGCCCCGTATGGTCAGGTCTACGACCAATCCATACGGGCCGGGACACAACTGGGTCAAACACAGATTTAAGCCTGTTGTGATGAATATGATCGTTCGGAGGGACCTCACGGACAGCGATGGTCTTCAAGAGCCTCCCCGTCTCACAATCCACAGCCATATTGACGAAAATACCGCTCTTCTAGAAGCAGATCCTGATTATAAGCAGAAAATTGCTAGTTCGGCCAGAAATGCGGCTGAAAAAGCGGCTTGGTTGGAGGGTTCTTGGAATATCGTGTCCGGAGGCATGTTTGATGACGTCTGGGACGTGAAATGGAACGTATCGACAGAATTTACAATACCAGAAAACTGGAAAGTCGTCAGGTCATTCGACTGGGGAGCAAGTAAGCCGTTCTCTGTTGGGTGGTGGGCAATCTCCGACGGCTCAGACTTCGAATTACCCGATGGAATATGGAAATCATCGGTCAGAGGTGATATTTATCGTGTAAAAGAGTGGTATGGCTGCACAGGGAAGCCTAATGAGGGACTGGACTTACTCGCTGCTGAAATCGCCGAGGGTATTGTGGAGCGAGAACTCCGCTGGGGCTGGCGTCGTCAGGCTGAGAACTGGTGTCGTGTCAAGTCTGGTGTAGCAGACTCACAGATCTTCGCTGCTGAGAATGGCAACTGTATCGCAACAGACATGAAAGTCAAGGTCCGCATGGACGATGGCTACAAGTATCCTGGAATTAAGTGGAACCCAGCAGACAAACGGCCAGGATCTCGCTCCACAGGCTGGACACAGATGCGTCAGAAGCTGAAAAACGCATGGCCTAACGTGAAGACTGTCAAAGGCGAGGAGAGACTGTATCCTCGAGAACGTCCCGGTCTTTTCGTGTTCGAAAACTGCAAATGGTTCATTGAAACAGTTCCAGTGTTGTCTCGTGATGATAAAGACATGGACGACGTCAATACAGAGGCTGAAGATCACATCGCAGACGAGACACGATATATGGTTCGTTGGGTTCAGACACCGAGTTCTACAGGGACAGTAATAGGAGCGACGCATTAATCACAGTAATTACGTCTTGCTCCACTCAGAACTTTTAAGATAGGCTCAACAATATGATCAGTTCACTCTCATCTCCACATCCAGAAGCATCCCAGTCCAGAGACGACTGGTCCCTCATGCGTGACGCTTATAAAGGCGAGCGACAGGTGAAGTCGCGCGGTCCGGTCCATCTGCCGATGACAAGCAGTCAAATCGTTGATGGAGCGATCACCAATATCAATTCAGTTGGGTATAAGGCGTATGATGCCTATAAGAAGCGAGCACGCTTCCCCAATTTCACCCGAGAAGCCATTCAGATGGCAATCGGTATGATGCACTCACAGCCGCCGGAAATCAAGCTTCCTAGTTCCATGGAGAAGATTTCCACCCGTATGGGTGAACCACTCGACGTTCTTTTGCGGAAAATCAACACAGAGCAGCTTCTTACTGGTCGTGTCGGTCTTATGGCTGATATGTCGACCAATCCTGCTCCTGGAGAAGACCTGCCTTATCTGGCGACTTATGTTCCCGAGCGGTGTGTCAACTGGGACGATGGACGCGTAGAACAGATTGTTCCGCAGCGTCTCAACCTTGTTATCATCAACGAGTCAGAATATACTCGCTCAGCTGACTTCACGTGGGAAACAGACGAGAAGTATCGCGTTCTGGTTATCGGAGATGTTCTCGACAACGAGAACCAAGGTCTCTACACTCAAGGTGTCTTTAAAGAAGGTCATTTCATTGAAAGTGAACTAAGGGCTCCAAGCTGGCGCGGTCGCAATCTGAATAAGATCCCATTCGTCTTCATCAACTCCTGCGACATCACTCCTGACGTCGATGAGCCACCTCTGCTCGATTTGGGCAATTTGTGCATGACGATCTACCGTGCTGATGCTGATTATCGTCAGAACCTGTTTATGCAGGGACAAGACACGTTTATCACTATCGGTGGTGGCTGGGACGATACGGACGAAGTTCGGGTTGGTGCAGGCTCACGTCTCGACTTGCCGCTAGGCGGTGACGCCAAATATGTCGGCGTAACCTCTTCAGGTCTGAGTGAACAACGTCAGGCTTTGGAGAGACTTGAGGGACGCGCTTCAAGTATGGGAGCACAAACCCTTGACAGCACCAGTCGCGAGCGAGAGTCAGGCGACAGTCTGCGTATCCGTGTCGCCGCAAGAACCGCCGACCTCAATACCATTGCAGACACAGGGGCCGCTGGCCTCGAACACATTCTGAAGATTACAGCCGAATGGATGGGTGAGAACCCAGACGAAGTGTCTGTGCTTCCGAATAAAGAGTTCGGCGAAATGCCACTCACAGGTCAGAGTATGGTGGAAATCGCCACTGCTCGTAACCTTGGCTGGCCGATCTCTGCTAAGTCGATGCACGACCTCTCACGTAAGCGTCGTATGACGACAAAGACGTTTGAGGAAGAGAAGGCAGAAGCGAAGAAAGAGAATGACGAGGAAGACTTCGTATTCGCAAAACCGGAGACCGGTGATCGTGCTTCGGTTCAACCAAACGACCCAAACGGACCAGAGGGACAGAACGACGTTCCAGGTCAAACAACAAATCCCAGTGGGCGTGATGCTCAATAACAGATAGGAGATCGGATATGGATCCGCTCGAAATTACTTACGATACACTCGATGCAGTGCCTGAGACATTCCGTAGTCTTTACGTCGAGAAAGATGGTAAAGCAGTCCTCACTCACATCAACGGCATGAAAACCAACCAAGACATCTTGAATGTTCAGGAAGCCTTGCGTAAGGAACGTGCTGATCACTCGGCCGCGAAGAATGCTCTTCACCCTTGGGCCAAACTCGGCACAGATCCTGCTGAAATTCAAACCAAACTGGATCGCATTACCGAACTCGAAACGGCGGCTGGTGGTGCTCTTGATGAGACCAAACTTCAGTCGCTGGTTGAAGCACGTCTCGCCCAAAGGACTGCTCCTCTGGAACGTCAGCTTCGCGAAACAACTGTCACGCTTGAAGGTATATTGGCAGAAAACACTGGCCTGAAAGGGACATTGGTCAGCCGTGATCGCAACGCTGCTATCCGTTCGATTGCGACTGAAATGAAAGTTCTACCAACTGCTATTGCCGATGTGGAAATGGTTGCTGGTATGTTCTTGGAGCGCGATGATATCTCCGGCG